CGCAATGTATTTTGATCGGATCGCATGTAAACGCCGGGTGCCATGAGAGGAAATTGTCCCGCATAACCTTTATGGAAAATGTGATACAAGCCCGTGGTTTGATCCGGTCCATGAAACGTAGAAGGATTCACATTTAGATAAAAGGAATAACTGAATTCAACACCCGTTCGTTCATTGCTTGATAAACTTACCGTATTCGAACCCGCCGCATTCGGATTTTGTGGAATGCTAACGGTTTTATCACTGTTGATAGTGTTCGGTACCAATGTCGTGCGATTTAATGACAACCGATTATAGTATTTGTACAACAATTCAACAAAGACAAATACTGCATATAGAATGCCGACATAGATTAATCCTTGAATGATTTGTCCTACCGTATCACCGGACCCACTGGATACATTGGTGGAAGGTGAATTGCTTGAACCAAACATTGTATTGAACATCGACATGCTCTCCTTTTTATTCATTGTATTATTTATTTGGAATCATTAGACGGCAGGGCCCACCATATAATTCTTATAGACAGCCTCTGGATTTAATGCCGCATCATACATCGTTGTAGTGGAAATCTGTCCACCGAATCCACCAAATGGCAACAGTGCTGCGGAATAACCACCCGAATCAACCTTAAAGTTCGCGGGTAATACGCAAGAACGTGCCAATTTACCATCTACGTACACATCCACCGTTCGTCCATTCACGGCTACCGTAAGATTCACCCAGCGCTGAAGATCGATTTCAGGCAAATCACAAATCGTGGATACATCCAACAATCCTGAATCCGTTTGTGGGGTGTTAAAAATCGCATTACGTGTTGCTTTTGGCAGAGCCTCGGTATTCGTTGAGGTAGTCGTTGTACTTGTATCCTTTGTATGGAAACGTACTTTCAAGGTAGGCTTGGTTGCGCCAATGTACATTCGAAGGGTATCAAAGTTGGGGCCGCCAATTAATACAATTGGCTTATTCATATTTACATGATAGGACCAATTGTTCACATAAATCCACGATGAAATCGTAAATTCACCTCCCTCAAATAGACCAGGGAGCTGATTTGATGCGATAATGATCGGTGCGGATGGATCGGTAATGGCCGATTGATTCGCCGTAAGAAGAGGAAACGCATTTCCTGTGTGAGATCCAAATAAATATTGGTATAAATAATATAAACCAATCAATCCCAGAAAAACAATAAGATAAGGGATCATACTCATCACAGGAGAGTTATTTGCTGAACTCATGATTCTGTATGAGACGGGGATATTCTATCGCGTTCATTACGCATAAGGTGTACTCCATTGAAGCATTTGATTAACCGGTGGTTGTGTAACGGTATTACATGGTAATCCGGGGGGACATTGTGCAAATAACGATACAGCGGGAAGACCGGTATGAAGTGGATCGGCTTCCAGAACCAATTGTTTGGTATCCACTAATGTACGTCGGGTCCGTTCAATGTCCATGGGTGACATACGTGTATTGTTAATGATTACGTGAATGGCCGCTCCATCCAATCCCGTGCCTCCAATGGATACAGGACTACTGATTACAACCGGATAATGCTCCAATCGCTGAGAGGCAACAATCTTATCATCATAAATCACATCAAATCGTCGTCCATCCCGTAAAATCGCAATAAAGACCCATTTTTGTTTGGGAAGTGGGGGCAAATCAATCATTTCATCCTGTGTACTGGTTCCTTGTCCATTGGTCCGTACACGAAGACGAGCCGAAGAATGTTGTTTGGGATCGGGTGCGTTGGCAACTTCCAAATACCAATTGTTCGCAACTTGAAGTATCGGCGTGTAATTATTGCTATACTTGCTGGTTCGATCTCCACTTAATAGTTGAAACATTCCCATAATGGTACCTCCGTTGTTTCCCAATAGTGTTTTCTGTGTTACATCCGGCATGACAATATCTTTTTTATCCGAAAGGGGTGTAAGTGTGGGTAATACATCATTGCTTCCTCCACTTGGATAGATCACATAGACCACCAAATAGACGGTGATTGCAATCAGAATCAAAATGACGGCGATGACTCCAAATGACATCCTATCTATGGATTGGAATCTAAAGTACGTCGACAGATGATAGTTCAATTCCATGGCAGATCTTCCTGACTGTACCTTAACCACCGCATGTTACTTTTTACAACCGTATCATCCACACGCACGAGGACAACAAGAAACACTCGATT